TCCTCCTCCTGGAGGTGCAGATGGTTTAGTATCTTGGTATTGACCTGAAATAGCTGCTTCTCTTGCATTTCCTCCTCCTCCAGAGTCAGAACTTGAACTTGAACTCATGGTAACTCCTTATATAATAATTGCTATTCCAACTAAAATATATAAAACAAAAATGTGTGTTGAAGGTTTGTTTTTAATTTTAGTCTGAATATCATAAATAATTTTATTAATTTTATCCATTATAATAGACCTCCTAATAATCCACCAAAGCCGCCAATTACAGCTCCTGGTAATCCACCAACTTGTGATCCAATTAATGCACCACCTAACGCTGAACTTACTGGGCTAGCTTGTACTGCTTGTGAACCTTGAGTGGTTGGAAATCCTGCTGCAATAGGTGAAACTAAACCTGCATATTGTTGTAATGCTTGGAATGGTGCAAGTTGTTGTTGTCTTTGTATTGCTTCTAGTTGTTGTCCTGTTTGTAATAAAGATGGAATTCTTTGTGCAACACCTAATTGTCTGCCTCTTTCAATTCCATATTCTTGAAAAGCTAAAGGTAATGCAGCTTGTGCAACTTGTGCTAGTGCTTGTTGTTGTGCCATAGGACTTGTTGGAGTTCTACCTGCACCACTAAATTGAGATTGAACTCCTGTTGTAATATCTTGTGCTGTTTTTTGTATTAAGGGAGAAAGAAAAGGATTTAGATATTGTCCGCCAAGTGTTGCAGCTAATTGTTGGTTAGCAGCATTTGCCATTGTTTCTTGAGTTGCTAAACCTTGTAATGTTTGTTGTGTTGGAGCAACATATCCTGCTGCCATTGGTCCTTGTTGATATATTTGACCAGCTTCTGAAATTATTTGTCCTAATGCAGGTTCTGCTGGTGCATAAGGTTGAACTGATTGTGTAGTTGTTTGTCCACCACCAGACGATCCGCCTCCTAGAAAACTCATGTTATAATCCTTTTTTTAATGGAATTAATTTTTTTATTTTTTCTAATTCTGCTTGTGTTATTGAACCTCTTACTTTTAAAAAAGGATTTTTAATTTTCATTTCTCTTTTTGAACTTATACTATCACCAATCATTTGTTCTACTTTTCTAATATCTCTTTTTTCATTCATCTGTTTTCTCCTGTTTTATTTTTTTTTCTAAAACAACATGGGTTCTTTTATATCCATAATTATTATAGACTTTTTGCCAACCTGGTCTAGCAATCAATTCCATCATTTGACAACCTTCTGCTTTTGCAAAGTCCTCAATCTTGTTAATGAGGTGTTGCCACTTATGTCTTTGTCTGCCAGTTGCAATATAAATATGACAAACTTTACCAAGTTTTCTTTTAATCAACTCTGTTACAACTACACCAAAATATTTGTTAATTGTTTCTTTTTGGTTTTTATCCCAAATAATCCAAACTTGAAATTTATCTTGTTTAGCAGTTTCAAAAACAAAATCTGAATCGGTAAGTTGACTTGAATATGCAAGAGCTTGTTTAATATCTTTATCTATTAAACCCCAAGTTTTATCAAGTTCTTGAGTTGGTATTCGTACTAATTCCATAAATACACTAATAATTTAGTATTGTTAAGCACTTTTTTCGTCAAATATTTCTAAATAACTTACCATACCTTCTATCTTATTAGCGGTAGCAGCTTGTATTTTAATAATATCTCCTGATTCTAAAACTAATGGTGAAACTACACCATTATCTGTAGTATCTCCTGCTAAATCTTTATGATAAACTTTATAAGTAGCACTAGCTGAACTGTCAGTAACTGATATTTCTACCTGAATAGCAGAAGCATCATCATTATTTATTTGAATACTTCTTACAATAGCAGTTCTATCGGTAGGCACAGTATAGACAGTAGTAAGATTAGTCGTACTTAAATTAAATCCTGCATTTTTATAAATATTAGCCATAATTATTATAGTGTTAAGAAGGGGAGAGTTGTGGTGTGGTGGAAACTCCCCCCATCATAACACTACCTTTTAAACCAAGATGGAAGCCCAAGATGAGGTCTTTTGTCAAATATATTAGACTTTGAACCTGGTGTTTTTTTATTATTATAGTGAAGAAATACTTGACAACATTCTTTGCCTTTAAATTTATTTCTCCAATGTTCTAATTCACAACCTCTATATACCAACATATCTCCAGGATTTAAAGAAACTTTTACACCTTCCATTCCTTCTTTGCCAGAAGGTTCAAGGTATATATCCCATTTATCTCCGCCTAAATTCATAGTAGTTGATATTTCACAAGAAAATCTATCCTTATGTCTTTCTAATACATCTCCTTTTTTATATATCCTTGCGTATGTATATGCAGGATATAATTTTAATCCTGTTGCTTTTTCCATAGATGGTTGACATTTTAACATTAAAGTTTCCATAGCAATATCAGAATAACAAGAATAAGTATTAGGTATTTGTTCATTAATACCCTCATAATATCCAAGTATAACTTCATAAGGTGAAATGTATCTTGATTTTATACAAGTGTCATAAACTTGTTTTTTCATTAAAAAATAATTGTAAATAAAAGCTGCTAAGTCTTTTGATATTGCTTGTTTGATTACTGTATATTTATTTTTTTTAAAACTCATAAAAAATCAAATGATATAATTCTTTTTTTAAAATTAATAGTATTTGGTTCAGTATAGTGATAAATAAATTGTGGAATAATCATAATATCACCTTCTACAACTTCTGGTTTGTATAATTTTGTAGTATCTTCTTCTGTTTGAAAAGGTTGTATATAAGTAGTCTTTGGTGAATTTTTATTCATATCTAAATATAAAATACCACAATAACCTTTTGAACCATGATTGTGTGGTACATGATAATTACCTTTTTTATAAGAAACTGACCATAGGTTATATAAATTTATTTTTTTATTATATTTAATATTAATAAAATTAATCTCATCTTTAAATATTTTTTTAAAATTTTCTATAAAGTTTGCTTTATTTCTATTACTATAAAAATTATCAAAAGGTATTTCTGGATATTGTTTTAAAACTTCCTTAATTAATTTTTTTTTTTTTTTAAAATAAATACATTTTATTTTAAAAAATTCTATTTTAAATATAGGATCAATAAAATATTCTATACTAGACATCTTTAAAATTTATGTTTAGATTTATTCTATAATCTTTGTCTGTTTGATTTACACTTCTATGTTCTAAATTACCTGGAAATAATACTAATTTATTTTTTATAGATTTTATTTTTTTACCATTTTTAAAATCTGTATAACCATTATTAGTGTTAAAAGAAAATAAAGCAACTGTATGATTATCTTTTCTATCAATATGAAATTTAGTTTTAATTTGTTTTTCTCTTTTCGTATAAAAATTTAATTTAGCTCTAGTTATATTATTTTTATTTAATTTTTTTAAAATTGGTTCAACAATTAAATTATAAAAATTACTCTTTATCTGTTCATCTTCATACAAAATATGGGTAAATAAAAAATTAGATTTGTCTTTAATTGTTGCTGTGCTGTCTAAATAATACCAAGCAAAATTTGAACTTGTAATTATATTTTCTATTTTATCAATTTTTGTTTTTTCTAAAAAATTATTTATTTCTTTAAACATCTTTAGCCATTTCTTTTGGCACAGCTTGTATGTTCCAATGTATAAATCTAAATGGTTCTTTACCATGATCTACTGCAAATTCATGTTCTAAAAATCCTGGAAATATAATTAATGTACCAGGTGTAGGTTTAAAATGTATAAGCTCACTACCATTCCACACACCTTTAATATCTGGTTTCATTTTTAATTTAGTAACTCTTGCACCTGTTCTTGGTTCATGAAATATTGGATAAGAAGTTTTATCTGAACATTTTAAAAAGTAAAATCCTGATATATGTTGATTCCAATGTATATGTGCTGAATGATGACCGCCACCTTTTTTAGAAAACTCTTGTACCCACATTTCAGAAAACATGGTTGTGTATTGTGTCATGTCATAACCTTGATGATCTAAATATTCCCAAGACTTTTGACCTATGTAATTTCTAAAATCTAAAAAATCATTATCTGCTGTAAGTGGTGTAGAATGATATGATGTGCCAAAATCACCATATTCTTTTAAATATTTTTTTTCTCTATTTCTAGCTTCCTTAATATATTTATTACTAGCCTTGTTTAATGATTTGACAAACTCTGGCTTTTGTTCAGACCATATTGTTGTGTTAAAATAATTATTTATATACATATTATCTAAATGGTTTTCCTAGATGCCAAACAACTAAACTATACCTTACTCCTTTTGTTACTGGTTTGACTCTATGCCATACAAAGCTAGGAAATATAATAATAGAACCTTTGGGTAATATTTCTTTACATTGTATTCTGTGTTTTGACTCATCTCTCATGTGTGGATCATAGTTTCTAAAATCAAATTCTAATTCACCACCTTGATATTCTGAACCATCTGTTAATTGACAAGTCATTGATAATTTTCTTATACGACCATGTTCAGGGTGATTTATATCTTTTCTTTCATAAGGTTTATCCCAACTATCACAATGCCAATCGTAATATTGATTAAGTTTATATTTTGTAAATTGACATGATTCGCTTCTTTCCCAATCAAAGTTCCAACCAGCATTTTTATTAGCTTCATGAACAAAAGGATGAAGTTCCTTATATATCCAAGTATCATTAAGCCAGACTAAATCAGATTTTCTTTTTCTTTGTAAATTTTTAACATCTTCTTTATTTAATTTTTTATCACCATATCCACCAGTTAAAGCCATAACTTCTTTTTGTGCTTTAGCATATTTTATAACTTCATCACAAAATCTAGGTGTTAATGCAGATTTAAAGTACCAATAATAATTAGATATATTCATAAGTTATTGTTTGGACAAAATTTAAACTATTATTTTGATTGTTAGTTAAATAATACATACAAGTAGAAGGAAAAATAATAAATTGATTATTTTTTAATTCTATATCCCAACTTCTTCCTTTTCTTCTATTATCTTCATAATGTATTTTAATCATACATTTATCTACTTTAGTGCCATACAAACAAGTATAATCAGGTGAGTTTCTTAAATCTACAGGGTCTATGTTAAGCAAGGGGATAGTAGTTTCATTAGGTTTATAAATGTTTCCCCATGTTTCTTTGTTAACTAAATTAATATTATATTCTACATTTACATGATCTCTTATAAATGTATTTAACATATCCCAAGTTCTTGAAAATGGAAAATTTTTGTTTGTTATTTGTGATTGTAAAGTGTCTGTAGATAATTTTTCTCTGTCTATTTCAAAACCTTTTGGCATTGAAACATCACCATAAATTAAATGTATTTCTGATAAGATTTTTTTTTCTATTCCACCACCCATAAAAAATTATGCCATTGAGTCTGTAACATCCCAAGTTTGATTATCTTCGTTCCAAACATAATGCCAGTTATGAGTTCCTGCTTCGTTTTGTGATTGTTTTTCAGCAGTTAAATCTGGTGCATCTCCGATTGGTGATTTCCAAGAAGCTGTTGCAATATGTTTTACCCAAGAAGGATAAGGTTTTTTAGACCAAAAGATTTGATTATCTTCATCCCAAATATAACCTATACCTGCATAATTTCCTCTAAATGCTTTTGAGTTGTCGCCTGAACTATGTTTATTAGCTGATGTATTGTATGAAGTTTGAATCCACATTTGAGCAGCCCAATTGTTGTGTTTCTCTAAATATTGTTGACCTACTGTTTCATCTTCTACACCATCAGCATTTAACATATCTTTGTTATCAAGTGTTAATACTTGAATAACTTTTCCGTTAGCTCCTAGTTTTGCAAAATGTGCCATAATTTTCTCCTTATATATTAAAATTAATTGTTAAACAATACATAAATATTATTGAAATTTGTACCTTATTATTACTATACCTGATCCACCTGTTCCACCAATTGCAGAGTCGTTAGTTGGTCCACCTCCTCCACCGCCACCTGTGTTAGTTGTTCCATTAGTACCAGGACTAGGTCCTGAAGTTGAAGGTCCTCCACCACCTGTACCTCCAGGTCCTCCTGGATAACTACCATTACCACCTCCACCTCCACCAGCATAAGCTGTGTTAGAACCATTAATTCCTGTTGTTGCTCCTGCACCACCTGCTTGACCAGGACCTGATCCTGGACCTCCTACAGCAGTTGCTCCACCACCACCAGCACCTTCAGGTCCTGGACCTCCATTACTTCCTTGAGAAGGACTTACTGGAGGAGTGTTTCCACTTCCATTTGTAGATGTACCTGCACCAGCACCTCCACCTGATCCACCATCTCTACCTGCTACTGTTGGATGACCAGCACCTCCACCACCACCTGTTGATGTAATTGTTGAAAAAACTGATGGACTACCATCACCACCAACACCATCTCCTGAAGGAGTTGTTCCCCCTCCGCCAACTGTTATTGGATAAGAACCTGGACTTGCTGTAACTGTTATTGTACCTGCTCCTTCTAATGGACTTGCTGTGTAAGGTGTTACTGGAGATTTATCTTCTCTAAATCCTCCTGCACCTCCGCCACCAGCAGCAGATCCTCCATAAGACTGCGCTCCACCACCTCCTCCACCGCCTGCTACCACCATATATGAAACTTGGTTATTAGCAGGTGTTGCTGAAAGTTGACAGATTGCAAAAGTTCCTGGTCCTGTAAATGTATGAATTTTGTCATTTCCAGAAGTAGTAATTGTTCCACCAGTCGCTATTATTTCATTACTTCCTTGTGTGTTATAGCTTTGTTCTTCAATAGCTCTCCAACCAACTGTCGAATCTACATAAACTAATGTTATGCCTTGTCCTTCTGTTTTTAATATTATACTTCCTTCCCCACCATTAATTTTTTCAGATCCATTTGGATCAATTGTTAAATTACCAGTATCAAATGTATTATTATAATCTTGAATAGATACAATATAACCTGCAACACCTGCTGGTAAATCAACTTCAAAACCACCGCCTGCTGTATTACAAAAATATCCTTCACCATTTGTAGCTGTGAAAGTTGATGTTTTAATTGAAGATGTCTGCCAGTTAACTGTTCCTGTACGACCAAAGCCAGTTTGACTAGCACCACTTGCTAAAGCTACAGTTCCACCACATCTACCTAAAGTTACAGTAGTTGCATCTACTACTGCAGTTTTACAAGCACCTCCACCAACTGTTATAGTTGAGCCTGATTGTTGTGTTATTTGATCTACTTCTATTTTACTCATACTACTACTAATACTCCTGTTACAGTAACTGTGTTAGTAAATGTTACTGGTCCTGCAAGAACTGCATTTTCAATAACCATATTTTTATCTAAAGTTGCCGCATGATGATAAACAGTTTCTGAAGCTGGTTTATCACCTATAAATTCTTGTTTATATAAATCCGCCATTTAATCTCCTATGTACTTATAGAGTCAACTCTACTTATCCAAACATCTACACTTGATGCAGCACTTGATTGTCCTTTAAGAACATCTGTATTCTGCATAACGATTTTAGAACCTGATTGTACTAATTCAACTGAACTAGCAGCAGGTAAGCTCAAATCTTTAACAAGGTATCTTGTAGTAGAACCGCCCTCTGAAATCCATACACTAACAGTAACAGCATTAGCTGTTATATTAGCAAGTCTTAATCCAACAATAGCATCATCACTATTAGCTGTTAATAGTGTTGTAGCTGAATTTGTTATCTGACCGCCTTCTGATTCAAAGTCTTGTGCCATTTATCCTCCTTATAATGCTATTGCCATAGCTGTAGCAAAACCTTTACTAGCAGCATTTGTTATTTTACTTACATTAATTGCATTTACTGCAAGTGTAATTGTTCCAGATGTTGTTATTGGTGTTCCACTAACAGTAAATTCTGATGATCCACTATCCGCTACTGCCACACTTGTAACTGTACCAGTAAATGATGGTGTAACTCTTGAAAAAGTTATATTAACTGAACCTATAGTTCCTGAATTATCAGTAGTACATAAATAAATTCTATCCGCTTCTGTTGAACCTTCTTGAACAATAACTAGTTGTCCAGCAAGTTCTGCTACTGTATTAAAATCTGGATCTCTACTTGCAGCTCCACTTGCTACTACTTTGTAAATACCATTTTCTGTAGCATCTGTTTGATCTTTTACTAAAACTTTATCATTTGTTGCAAGTGTAACACCATCTAAAGTATCTCCATTTTCCAAAGCATTTGATAAATTAATATTTGCTGTTGTTGCAACTCTTGTAATAATTCTTGTTTTTAATCCTGCAACTAAATCATCTACATAACTTTTTGTAGTAACATCTGAACTACCAGATGGTGCAGACATCCCAGTTATAGATCCACCTGTTATGGCAACACTATTTGCTGCTTGTGTTGCTATTGTGCCTAATCCTAATGATGTTCTAGCAGTAGCTCCAGATTCTGTAACAAAATTAGAACCATTACCCACAATAAAATTACTGTCAGTTGGAGTTAATCCTGCTATATCTGTAAGCTGTGCATCACTTGCTTGTTTAGCATCTATTTGTGTTTGAATACTTGATGTAACACCATCTAAATATCCAAGTTCTGTTGTTGTAACATCACTAACTTCTACTTTACCTGAACCATTAGATTGTAAAGCTCTGGATGCTGTTAAGTTAGAACTTGCTATTGTAGATGCACCACCTGTTATTGTAGCTTGTTTAGCATCTAATTGTGTTTGTATTGAAGAAGTAACACCATTAACATATCCAAGTTCAGTTTCAGTTGTTGTTGATACTGCAATTTTTTGTGAACTATTTGATATAACTGCTCTACTTGCAGTTAAAGATTCTGTATCAATAGTAGTTGCAGATCCTGTTATAGTTGCTTGTTTAGCATCTAATTGAGTCTGTAAATTTGATGATACACCATTAAGATATTGAAATTCTGTATCTGATATAGTTCCATCTGCAATTTTAGTTGCAGAAATTCCTGTTGGAATAGAATTATTTGTTTTTGATAATGCACCAATATAAACATTTGATATAGCTTCGTTAGAAAGAGATCCGCTATCCCAAGTTACATTAACAGTTGTATTTGTAGAAAAAGATGAAGAACTAATTGTTCCATAAATTGTACCAGGTGTTGATGCTGTTAATTTAATTCTTCTTCCAGCATGATAAACAGAAGTAACATTAACACCAGCTATTGTAAAAGATGTAGCTGAAGCATAAGCTGCTGTATAAGAAGCATCTCCATCTCCATATTCAATCCATTGTGCATCATTAAACCAATCCCTTGTATTTTTCATCAATGCTCTAATTGCATTGTTAAGATTTGAAGGTAACATTCCTTCTGCAACAGAAATAGAATTTAGTGAAGTATTACTAGCTTGTGTTGTTGAATAATCTTTAATATTTGTTGGCATCTATTCTCCTATAAACCATGCAAATGCTTTGTTGTTTTCTTTGTTTTTTTCATTTATCAAAGTATTAATAGCTTCTTCAATTTGTCTTTGAAAGAACTCTTGAGATTCAAAACTGTATCTAACATTATCTATATCATTTTTATCTGTCATCTCAATCCAATTCTTGAAGCATTAATATCAACACCTTGAGCATGAGTCCAAACAGATCCGCTTGGTGTTGTAACTTTAATTTTAAAATATCTACCAGATTGTCTTACTGGATTATCACCGCTTGTAACCATGCTTGAAGATGAAGATTCAGTTGCAGTATCTGCTAATCTTTCTTTGCTTTTAACTGTTACAGTAGATGTTGCATCCACAATTGGTCTAACATTAGTTATACTACTTCTATGTCCTGGAAACAACTCTAATTCTCTAGTTTCTATAGTTCCTTCATTTTCTGTGCCTGAAAATATAGCCGCTTTGTAATTATTATCTATTGCTCCTAAGTACATTTGACCACCATTCCAAAAGTCAGTATCTAAAGCAATATTAATAGAATCTAAGTTTTCTGATATAATATCCATTAATTCTACAGTATAAGCGCCCACAAACTGAGTGAATATTGTACTAGCACTAGCATCTGCTGTTGACCATTTTTTTGTAGCATAATTATAAATAATAACTTTATCGCAAATACCAGTTGTATTAGCGGTATTAGAAGCTGATGGATATAACCATAAAGCTAATTGATTAAATGGATCAACTGCTGCACAAATTCTATCTGTAAATGCTTTGTTTAAATCTATGTCAAAAAATCTATTAACTTTTTCCGCACCAATAGATATTACCTGATCTCCATTTAATTCAAAAAATCCATCATCCGCATAAAAAAATACTCTACGATTATCTTGGCATACTGTTCTGCCATACACAGCTCCTCTATTAGGAGATATAACTGATAATCTAAATATTGTTGCACCACCCACATAATCCATACGAACTATTTGATTTTGTCTAAATACATAACCATATTCACCAGATGTTATAGCAACAATCTCTCCACCTGAACCTGGTAAATCTTGTTGGTCAGCTTGTTTAGTTCCTGCTGTCCAAGTTGTAATATCGTTTATTCCTGACCATTGTATTCTATTTTGGTTTGTTGCTTGATTTCCTGTAACTAAAAAATCCCTAATAACTCCTGAAACTCTAAATGTTGGCGCACCAGTTCCAATAGCAGAGAGATTTGCAAAGTTTGTTGAAGTTCCCATTAAATAATATTGAGGCGCATCAACACCATTACTTGCAATTATATAATTACCAAATTGAGTAAAAGTAAAATAATCTGTATTACCACCTGTTAGACTTCCTTTTCTTGATGTAAATGTTCCACCATCTAATTGATAGATGTCAGTATTTTTTGCAACAAAATTATAAACATTTCCTGCATTATCTCTAAATGAACCAGCACCTCTACTATCTGCACCAATATTGTTTGATGAATAATTTACTAATGAAGGAAATCTTTTATAAGAATTTTGTGCGTAATAAACATTATTAGCTGTTGTAGCTCCAGGATTTAAGTATTCTGGCTGGTCAGGTAACCATTCTCCAAAAGGTATTTGCATTTTTCTCCTATTGGTTATTGTTTGTTACTGCAACATAGTTATCATTAAATGAAGCTGCTACTGTAACATCTGTTCTTTGTTGCATAGGAGCATTACCATATTGATCTTCTCTATCGTTTCTGTCTAATCTTTCCATAGCTGTTTCGTACATTCTTTGCCATTGTTGTAATCTTTGAGGATCAACACCGCCAAGAAAATTAGCAGCATGGTATAAAGAACCATATAGATATATTGCAGGATGGTTTGTTAAAATATAATTAGTCGTATTTGAGTCTGATAAAGGATCAAACTCTTTGTAATAATTTAAAACACCTGTGTATGAATCTGAAGGAGATGGTGCAAATCTAAAGTTATCACCTAAAATTGTAAAAGTAGATGGTTGTCCTGAAGTTGAACCACCTTTAATTTGATCCATTTGTGCTGGTGTAATGTACTTCAAAGAATATTTAACACCACCATTTAAAATATAAAAATCTCTTACTTGTAAAAATCCTGTAGGTAATGCTTTTGTTTCTGCATCAATAGTAAAAGAACTATTTGTTGCAATCATTTTTCTAATTCTTAATTTTGAGTTGAAATCTTTTTCAGCAAGTACAATAAAATCACCAGATATTTCTGAAGTTAAATCTGATCTATTTAACCAATTTGCTATTGATGTTTTTAATGCTGAATATGTATTTAATGCCATTATAATCTACCTTCTGCTGTTTTAAAATATCTAAATTCACTAGAATTTAGTTTTTTTTTAAGTATTTGCTTTTGTACTTGTTGTGGAAGTGCAAACCAATTACGACTTCCATTATACTCATTCGCCCAAACAGATAAAGCGATAGTTGGTATTGATGCTACTCTTTTTAAATCTCTTGATTTAGAATAACCATCATTTAGTGTAAATAATTTTTTATTGTGTTTAAGATGTGAGTCTATATTTACTTCTTCTTTTATTGCAATTTTACCATCCATATCATCTTTCATATATGTGGTTTTTTGCAAACCATTATAAGTAATATCTTTTTTCATCTACCCTGACCTCTATATTTTTTTTTAGAAAATTTTTTATTTGGTTTTTTACTATGCCTTCCAGGTCTTTTTCTTGGAGTTTCTTTGACATAATTATTTACACCAAATAAAGGTTTTTTCTTAGCCACTAAGCACTCATTTCAACAACAGAAATATCATCACCGCTAGTACCTATAATTGCAACTTTTTCGCCTGGTGAAATTTTAAAAATTTCTGGTTCGTTTGCAGGTATAAAAATACTGCTAGTTGTTGCAGTTGGATTTGCACCAAATAAAATATGAACTGCTGCATTTGAGCAAATTCTTACATATTCTGACTGTGATCCAAAAGCTGCTGATTGAGTTGATGAACCACCACTTAAGGCAATCATCTGAACTGTTGTAGGTCTTAATCCATAATTAAAACTCATATTTATCTCCTATATTAAGAAGGGGGAAATACCGCTAGGCAAGATCCCCCTAAAGTTAATTATCTTCTTATAACAAATGTTACAAGTAATTTTTTAGTTCCAGTAGAACCACCATCTGTAATCATTTCAATAGTTCCATCTTCTTCTACTCTGTTAGCAGCAGTAGGTTCAGATGAATCTACAGTACCAGCAGCAGAACCAGAATGAGCTACAGTAATTCCGCCATTAGTAACAGCAGTACCACCAATCTCAAAACTAATTGCTGCATTTCCTCCAGAAATAGCACCTTGTAAAGCAGTTATGATTTTAACTATTTTACCGCCATCTGGAACAGCAACAAAAGTTGATGAAGCTGTAGATATATCTTCTATCTCAGCAACTAAAAAGTAATCGTTAAGTGTTCTCATTTTTATCTCCTATGTCGTTCCGCCCATAACCTTTTTAGGACTTCAACATTTGGTTGATTGAAAGGGGTGCAGTTAAAAAGGTTACACCCCTAACAATTTATTATTTATTACGAAGTTGTAAGGTCAGTAACCATACCACTTGCAAGTTCGTTTCTTGACTCAAGAGTGTACTCAGCAACCATGAATCTCTGATCTGCGTCAGCAGTCTGAGCTGGTGTTTGTAAAGTAAAATCTCTTAAGAAAGATACTGCAAAGAAGTCCATCTCTAAAATTAGAGCATCTTGACCTTTTTTAGCAGCAGTAGCATTGTTATCTCTAATGAATCTATTTGGAGCAACTTGTAAAGTTCCAAAATCACTTTCATAGACATCAATAGATGTAACTAATCTTCTGTCCTCTGCTTGGTCAAATCTAGTTGAACCTCCTGTGAACCCAGATAGTTTTTGTTTATTAAAAGCACCAACCATAATCATGTTTGGATTTCCGCCTTGATTAAAACAACTTCTCAAAACACCTTTTAACTGATCTTCAGTAAAAGCTCTTTGAGTTCCATCTGTTCTTACAGCACCGCCACCTGATCCTGATCCACCTGCACCAGCATCAACATTAGTAGAAATCCAAGTTTGAACTCCTCCTAATTTTCTAGCAGTTGTAGCATTACCAGCCGCAGCAGCAACATTTGATAAAAGAGCAGTTTCCATATCTCTTTTTAATTCTTTTGCAGCTTTTGCAACTTGATATGCTAACTCATTATTTCTACCAGCAGATGTTACAGCATCATTTGTTCCTGATACTTGAATCGCTTTAGTAGAGATTTGAGTGTAGTTGGTTAGTTTAGTTGTTGCAGACATTGTGCCATACGAAATACTTGCACCTTCAACCGCAGCATTAACTGCTGTAGCAGCTAAAGCATCAGTTTGCCATTGGTGAGAAGTATTTGTTGCTTTTGTTTTTGCAACACCTGACATAAATGGAGTTTCTGTTGGACTTATTGAATAAATAATGTCCGCTAGGTCCTCTCTTATGCCGACTGTTTGGTATGTTTGATATACAGCCATTTTTATTCTCCTTTTAAGGTTATTGGTTTATATATAACGCAATAAAAGATCAGTAGCATCTTTCGGCTTACCAGACCTTTTAAGCATTTTAATCTTCTCCAACCTTGACTGATTATCTAAATCTTCTTTTGTTGACTTTACTCCTGATTTAACAACTCTTGATGGTTTGACTTTTTTAGAAACTAAATTCGGTTTTACCGATTTAGCTTTTTGAAAATTCATTCCATCCATAATTACATCAAAATATCTTGAATCATAAATTCTTGAAACATCCTCATTTGAGAATCCTTTAGAACTCAAGTAGTTCATAATATTTGATTTAACTGTAGTACCCTTAATAGGATCAGCAATTTCAGGATGTTTTAAATGAAGTTTTTTTTGTTCTTCTCTTAATATTTCCTGAAACTGAGATTGTTGATGTTCTCTCAGTTTTTGCTGTGCTTGTTGTATCGTATTTTTTCGTTTCTGAATTCTACGATCAACTTTAGCAGCTTCAGTTGGATCTTCATCCCAAAGTCTATCAAGTTCTTTGGAATTCATATCATTGTTTATCTCAGCATTTAAAGTAACAACTAGATTATTTATGTCATCCATCTTAGTTGAATACTGATTTTTCAAACGATCTTCTTCGGCTTTTAGCTCTCTTTTTTCAATTGCTAACTCCTCAGTTTTTCGTCTGTAGTCGGCATCTTTTTGATAACCTGCTTTTAATTCTTCAAGGTCAACATCAATCTTTTCACCATTAACAATAACTTGGTGTAGATTGGTTTCTTGTTCATTTACAGCATTTGAATCTTCAGATGCTTCTTCTTCAACTGGAGCTTCCTGTTCAGGTTGAGCTTCAGGTTGTTGTTGAACTTCTTGATTATCTTCAGCTTTCGCCTCTGGTTCTTTTGGTTCAACTGGTGCTGCTTCTTTTTGAGGTTCTTTGATAACACCTTTGGTGTCCATTAAACTCTCAATATGTTTTGCTGCACCTTGTACTGTCGCATTGGACAGTAAAGGGTTTGTGTCAGACATTAAGTCCTCCTATTGTTAAGCTGTCTTATGACTTGGCTTATTTTAACCTGATTGGTTAAAATTTTGTGTTTTGTTGTTGTTTTCTAAAATCATCTAACTGTTTTGAAGCAAGTTTTCCTGTTTCAATAACAGTTTGTAGATGTTGTTCTACTTTTCCAACAACATTATAAGCTATCCAAAGTTTTTCTCTGGTATCGCCTTCTTTAGCACCAGTTTTTTCAAGTAGTGCTTCAGAATAAAGTTTTTTAAGAGATTCTATTGCCTCTTGAAAAATTTTACTCTCTAATATTTGTTTGGCTTGGTGAGATCGGCTGATTTCTAGCGACCTCTCTGCCTGGTCTTTGGTTTCCATTTAATCCTTGTACCTGTTGGCTAAACATATTAGCAGATTGTTGTGCTTTTTCAAGAATCTTAGATTGATTAGCCATCATCATTTTATCTAAATCAGCATCTGCTTTTATTTTAGCTGTGTCTAATTGTGTATTATATTTTAATGCTATTTCTTTTATCTGCGCTTCAAATTCTAAAGCCATTTTTTGAGATTTTTGTTGTAACTCTTGATATTGTAATTCAAGATCAGCAATTTTTCTCTTATTCTCAGCATCAATTCTAGTAAATTCAATTTTTTCAATTGGTGTTAATGGTGGTGGTTGAGGAGGAGGCATCATTTGTTTTCCTACCTCTGGATCAACAAAATAGCTTTCAACATTTTTAAGACCTGCGTTTTCAATTATTTTTGACAATGTGTTATACATATTTTTAAGTGTAACCATTGGCATTTCTTTTCCACCTTGTAATTGAAATGCTTGAAGCTGTCTTTCAAGGATGTTGTTTAGTAATATTATCTGTTGCTCTTTTGAACCTGTACCTAGACCTACTACAATGTTAATATTAAATTTATCTTTCCATTCTGTAGGTCGTACTGGTACAAAGTTATTGTTGAGCATAACAATTCTTTCTTTGTCTTGATATTTAACCATCAATTCAAATATTTTTCTAAATAAATCTTTAACTCCAGTTTCGGCAAAGATTCTTGCGATCAATTCTGATCTCATTTGCGTTTGTGTCATTAACGCATTTACACCTGTTGCGGTTTTAGCATTGAGAGTGTCAGGATCTAAACCTTGAATTTGTTTAGAAATACCTGTTCTCACCTCTCTCACACTATCAAGATATGATAATAAAGGAAATGCTTGATTTGAAATTGGTTGAGATTGCAAAGGTTGCATAACTTGGTTTGGTGGTTGTTTTGTTCTTACTACTCCACCAGGTCTGTTAGTTAATAAATCATCCATGTTGACCATACCATCCATAATGGCAACTCTATTATTATTTGTTAAATACATATTATCTAATAGCTGCCTCATTACAGTTGATTTCATTAACTGTATGTCCTCAACTAATTCTGCAATTGATCTGCCATAAAATCTATGTGGCATTGGGATAGGTGTAATTGTTACAAAAGGAATATTATCACAAGGCATATTTTCTAAAATATGATAACCACTATCTCCTGCTGATAAAATTTTTCTTAGTTCTGCTATACCATCATTATCATAATCGTATCTTATGTAAGATTCATAAACTAAAACTTTTTCTGTAGATTTATCTGTTGGGGTATCTACATGATATTCGTCAACATTTCTTTGTCTAACAATTTCCTCTGTATTGTAAATATCTAAATCAGATTTAGGTAATTGAGCAACTTCATCTTCTGCAAATCCCATTTCTACTAATTGTGATCTTGTCATTAAAACTTTATGGGAAACAAAATCTGCATCTTCAATAGACTTTGCGTTTCTATCAATTAAAAATTCTTCTGGTGGTACTGATTCAATTTTAATTTTGCCTGTATTTTTAGTTCTTTTAATTTTACAATTATATAATTTAAAATCTGGTTTTTGAACTTGAGATATATTTACTCCTTGAGTTTCATATTGTTCTAATAATTTTTCAAATTCTTCTTTTGCTTTTTCATCTATAAAAACTTCTTCTTCCACTTCCTCTATTTCATCTTGCGTATCTGCTAAAGCATCCTTTTCGGCTTTTGATAAATTTTTATAAGTTTCATGTTCTACTTTAGTAGATTCATCATAATAAATTTTTAAGAAACCATTTTTTTCAATTAATGCGTCTTTAAAAAAATTATATAAAAGTTGAAAGCCATCATTATCTTTGTAAAAAACATGATTAAGGTAAGCAGTTGCTTGTTCTGATAGAGGTACATCTTCGGCAGTAACAGGTTCACATCTAACTACTTTATCAGATGCGGTAAATACTCTTAATAAATTTGGCAAAATACTTTCAACAGTATCTGCAACATCTGTTGATACAACTTGACTACGACCATCTATTTCTGTTCCAAGTTTATCACCTTGATAATATTCAATAGATTTTCTTCTGCTTTGAGAAAGGTTACCACCTAAATACCCTAAAGCATTGTTAATCTGTTTTGATAAAATTGTTCGTAAAGTAGGATCTGATATTTCTTTGATTTTTTTTGCCATATTAAACTATATAATTTGTTTCTACTCTGATTGGCTTTGACCAGTCGGTTCTTTCAAGAGGTTCTACAATTGCACCATATCTCACAGAGTCGCAAAAGTGTGAAGCCCAATTGTGTAGGGGTTTATTCCTAAAACAATTATTTTTTTCATCCCACCTCTTGCAGTAGGATTTTAATGCTTCTATGAGCTTTTTGCAATTGTTTTTATGAAAATAACAATTCGGCAACATTCTCCTTACTTGCTCAATACCATCCTCAATACTAAGTTTTGGAGCTATGTCAAACTCTAATCCCATTTCTTTTGCAGTTTCCCATCTGGACTTATTTGTGCCTATCTCTCTAACTCTAATATCATGCGGAGCTATGTGTTTTGAATAAGTGTAGTCTTTGCTATCAATTACATTCAAATAATGCTCTAAGCCCTCACCTGAGTTTTCATAACAATCAATAATTCTCACCTCATCCTCAAATCTTTGAGCAAAAGTTATGACTGTACTATCGTTCATACCCAAATCCCACCAGGTTTCTACTTCCAGGTCCTCATCTATCTCAAAATCTTTTATTCGCCCTTGCGACTCCAATTCTTCAATTAATTTTCCAAAATAAGAACCTGATATTCCAGCTTGAAAAGAACATTCAAACTCTTGTTGATAACTTTCAGGCGACATGGCTGCTTTCGCTGCATCTAATTCTTGTTTTGGAATAATTTTTGTTTCACTAGCTTTAAAAACACAAGTGAACCAATCTTTTGTATGTTTGGCTTTTTCATGTAAATCATAAAACCAGTTTCTACCCATTGGAGTTCCAATAAATATGGCAAAACCATGTCTGTCAGAAAGGCAAGGTCTTAAAATTGTGTCAAAAAGATCAGGAGATATGTTTTGTGTTTCATCAACTATTATTCCATCAAAATATTGACCTCTGATCGCTGCACTATTTTCGCCACCTATGATTTGAATACGACTATTATTTACTGAAAAGTCAACTCTTAGTTCAGACTCATTAAATTTTGTGCCTGGAATTGCGGCAGAAAATTGTTTTAAGTAATCCCAAGCTGTGCTTTTACCTTGCAATCTATATGGCGAAATAAAGGCATATCTAGGATAAGGTTTTTTATTTGTTAAAGCTGCTTTAATTAAATGGTTTATGGCAAAAACTGTTTTCCCTCCCCTCCTGTGAACAATAATTACATTAAATCTGCTGTTATCGCATTTTTTATGTAAAAAATTTTGTATTTCTCTTGGTTTGTAAGGAATAACAATTTGTTTCATTTTAAAACAAAACCCCCCTAGTGCAAAGTGTACTTTGTTTTGTCAAAATCATCATAAATTGGTGTCGTAAATTGGTCTTGCAAGAATTTTGAAAAGAATTGAGCTTCTTCATCTGACTCAAATCCTGTGAAATGAGTTACAACCACAGGTTTTTTTGTGTGTTTGTCTTTTAAAATAAAAATAATTGTTTGTAATAGTAAATTGTCCATTGGTTATGTGTACCACCCTTTAATTTTTTTTTCTATCGTAATCGCAAAAATGGGTATTGGGTCAAATAAAACCCCTATGTTTGCTATTTGTTCCTCATAAATCGTTAAATTATTACTAACGATAATTTATGATTATTATTAATAAACTTCCGATAATGCTGCGTTATCAAACATTTACCAATTATTGTTGTAACCATGCAACATTGTTGTATTTTTGCCACAATATCATGTGTAATAAACCAACTTTTTGTGTGTTTGTTTTGCCACAACTTCAATAAAATCAAGCATAATAGTTTATAATCATTCTAAATTACTTCGCCCAAGTTATATTCAAAGGCTGTTTATCATCACCTTTTATTGTTAATTCTGCTGCTTTTGAGTACCTTTTCGGACTTAATTTGGTCGCATTCCATTGAGCTGAAGCTGTTATAATTTTATATAAATTAACTAAATTTTGTCCAGCTTTTCCATCCAAATCTCCTCTTTCTATCTTATCTTCTAAAATTTTTC